ATGAGTATGAAGCTTTTCCTGTTTTGCGAAGATACAGGTTTCAGTAAAAAGGATTTCCCTTTGTGGGCGGACGTCTGCGATGCGCTTCATAAGCTCAGAACTCATACTGGAAGCATAAATATTGAAGATGTTGATAATCATAAAACGCTCAGCATACATTCAGATGGTATGCATTTCTTGCTCTCATTAATTGAGTACGAGGACGATGAAACAAAAATAAACAGTATTCAAAAAGCCTGTTTTTCGAGAGGAGTGAGCCCTGTTTTGCCTGTTTCCTGGAGTCGCTCTCATGACGCGACAAGTGATTTCGATTTTGTCACTGAGGTGTCCAGAACTTTTTTCATTACGGGGCAGGTTTAGTTTTTTTGCATAGAATACTACCTGGATATATCAGGTTTTTTAAGCCTTCGCGTATTTCTTTAAGTCATTATGAATAATGCACATTAGGTGGTTGTCATGTATTTGTTGAGACTGTAATGCTGAATTATCCCATCATTCCCCATCCTCAAAATGCCGACAGGCCGGGTATTAAAGGCCACTTCCCTGCGCTCAGGGTGCTCGGCAATGTGCTTCCACAACCAATTCCTACGTAAAATTACCAGGTTAAACGCGTATTCATCCGAATAGTTTGCCCCTTCGGGACTGCTTATGCTTCGTCTCACTGACTTTTTCCTGCCAACGGCGGACGACTGTTCGACGTGCGGAATATTTTTTCAACGGAGTGGAGATGAATATGAAAGCTATTTTAGCCGCCCTGCCGATCGCAATGATTCCGGCCACTGTTCTGGCAGCAAATACCGAGGAAGGGTATTACGGTTCGGCAAAATATCTGCAGGTTGAACAGCGTGCGAAAGAGATGGATACCAGCGCGCGCCCGGGTGTCGGGCAGTTTGTGGGTGGTAAAGAGAAGGAGCACTTCGGCGGCGCGGCGATTGCAGGGGGCTACCAGTTTGGTAACGGCTGGCGTACCGAGGGTGAGTATACCTTTAAGCAGAAGGCCGAATATACCAGCGGCTCCAGCACATTCGCTAATAGTTATAACCACCTGAAAACAGAAAACGAGCGCCTGATGGTCAATGTTTATCGTGACTATGAGCTGGGTTATGGCGTTTCCCTGTACGGAACGGCAGGCCTTGGCGTAAGCAAGATTAAAGCCGGCGGCTGGCAGGGTAACTCGGGCCGTGAATATGCTTCGACCACGCAAAACAACCTGACCTGCGCCTTAGGCGGCGGTGTGAGTTACACGCCAGCTGAACGCCTGTATGTCGATCTGGGCTACCGTTATATCGATATGGGCAAGATCGAAAGCGGATATAACAACTTCACTAACGCGCGTGGTTTAAAAGACGAACAAATGAAAGCACACATCGTCTCTAATGAATTTACCCTTGGCATGCGTTATGTCTTTTAACCTGTTGTAAGCGTCACTGCCTTAAAAACAGGGCCAACGCCGCAGGAGTGCGGGGTTGGCTTTTTTATTGCGAGCATGCGGTTTTGATTACCCGCACGCCATCAGTTCACCTCGCTGTAAATCCCCACCACGCGACCCACCGTTTTGATCTCGTCGATACCGCATTCAAAGGGAACCTTGCCCCCCGCCACGTGGAGCTTTTTACCCGGCAGCAGCGTTAAGTCGCGGATGCTGGTGGTGCCTTCAATCTCAACCAGCCACAGACCGTCGGTTAACGACGCCTCTTTCTCAATAAAGTGCAGCTTGCCCTCCGCCCGGACGGCGATGCCGCGCGCCAGCGGTTTGCTAAAGACAGCAGAATCGATACTCAAAATAGTATTTTCTTCCAGTCTCCCATCACTTAGGGTGAATGCGGAAACCGAAACGGGATCGCCCGGCGCGGGGTTACCTTCAAACTGCGCGCCTTGTCCGGTCATCAGCCAGCGAAGGCTGGCGCCGGTGTCCAGCGCGCATTGAACCGCAAAGTCGTAAGAGATGGTACCGCGCGCGTAGCGGTTCTGAAGCGAGCTGGCGGCGATATTAAAGTGCCGGGCCAGCTGGATTTTCTGCGTGAAACCATATACCTGACAGATTCTATCGAGTAACTCTTCATTATTCACTTGAGAATCTAAAATCAAAATATGTTCCTTTGAGTGTTTACTAATACTCGTTTGGGTATTAATATCATTACAAATTCGGGCAATCAGCGGCAGACGTTGGCAAACAGAGGCTAATGATTGCAGACAGTATCAAAATGGGAATCATGCAGCATGGCTTCTGAAATCGCAATCCTCAAACGGCGGAAAAAGCCGTGCTGTGCCCGTTATCAGCGCATTAGCGTGCGTGGATTTACGCGAGGGGAGATATGGCGATAGAAGCTGCCCGTGCAAGGGTTCCACTTAGCGTGGGGGCTCGTCTTAGCGGGCTTAACCACGTCGCTGAACTGCGCGCCCGATACGGGAGCGATAGCGGAAAAGAGCTGGCGCGGTTTATGGCCGAGCTGCGCGATAAGCGCGATCCCTGTTTTGAGGAGAACAGCAGGGCGCTGGCCGCCATCTTTTTCCTGGCGAGATTGCCCGTCGCCCGTCACGAGTGCGATATCAGCGAACTGACGACCGAGGAGAAAAGGGCGCTGATTACCGCCATGAACCATTTTCGTGCTGTTGTGAGTCTATTTCCTGAACGGCTGACCATGCCGGTGTAACCCAACCAAAAAACGAATGGCGTAAACCCGCCGGGCATTCTATTGCCTGAAATTAAGGAGAACGCGTGATGCGAAACAGTGAAAACCGCCCTTATCCGATTGGAAGTGAAGAACTGAAACGCCTGCTGAGGGAGGCAAAAACAGAGGAACGATGCGCACGAGCCCGCGCGGTCTCCCTGCGCCTGGAGGCGCTGGCGAGCCATATCTTCAAAACCGGCATGAGCGGGGAAGACGTTGCCGAACTGCTGTGCCTCGAGGCGGCCCGCTACGAGCGCGAATCACAGGAGCTGCACTGATGGCTGATTTTATCGATCTTGCGCAGGCGCGCGAGCAGGAAGACAGAGAGCGGCACATAAATCACGCCCGCAGACGGCCCGCATCGCCTTCGCGTTTCCTCTGCGAGGACTGCGAGGCCCCGATACCTGAGGCGCGCCGCATGGCGGTGCCCGGCGTGGCCCTGTGCGTCACCTGCCAGGAGATCGCGGAGATGAAAAATAAACACGTCCGGGGAGGATGAGTTGGCTACGTCATTTGCTTATCCGTGGAACGCTCCGCGGTCGGCCATTGCCAGCCCCTACCTTACTCATGCCCAACTGCAGCGCCGCGATCGCCTTTTCGCGGCGCTGCAGCAGGCAAGAATTGCCCTCTCACAGCAGCCTGACTGCGTGCGCGTTGACGTCTGGCGCACGGTCGACGCCCTAGAACAGCGTCGGGGCAGCCCGCAGGCCAATGCCTTTTTGATCCGCTTCTGCAACAGGATGCTGCCCCGCCTGCGGCAGGTCTCTGAACGCTATGCCTGCGCGGGCCTGCACAGCGCGGTCTCCCGGGCCGTGTTTGACGGCCATTTCGACACCCGGCTTCTGCAATACCTTGCCTCGCGCATGGTCGAGCTGGTTGCCCGCTATAACCGACTTCCGGATATGTCCCGCGCGGATATCGACCTGCTGGCCGCCGATATCGCCAGCTTTATTCGCGGCGAGCTGGCGAATATTAACGATGCTGACATGGGTGAATACCAGACGCTGTTCGTCTGGTATCAGCGCGCCGGGCTGATCGCCCGTCAGTTCAACGTGTCGCCTCCGCACTGGGAGCGGGTGTCGAAGACGTTTTTTAACAAAGATGATGTTGCCGCGGCGGTGATCCGCCTGTTTTCCGAGGCGTGGTGGCGCGGGCGCCTGCGCCGGATCGCGGCTGCCTGGCGCGAGCATTTGCAGATTGCCCTCGGCAACGTCAGCAAAAAGAGAACGGCGTATGCGAGCAAGCGCTGTGTGACCGAGTGGCGCGAGCAGAAGCGCCGCACCCGCGAATTTCTCAAGGGCATGGAGCTGGAAGATGAAGAGGGCAACCGCATCAGCCTGATTGAAAAATACGATACCTCGGTGGCCAACCCGGCCATACGTCGCTGTGAACTGATGACCCGCATTCGCGGGTTTGAAAATATCTGCCAGGCGCTGGGCTATGTGGGCGAGTTCTATACCTTAACCGCCCCCGCGCGGTATCACGCGACCGTGAAATCGGGCTACCCCAACGCGAAGTGGAACGGTGCCAGCCCGGCGGAGACGCAAAGCTACTTTACCCGGCTGTGGGCGCGCATCCGCGCAAAGCTGCACCGGGAGGGGCGCCGTATTTTTGGTATCCGCGTTGCGGAACCCCATCACGACGGTACGCCCCACTGGCACATGCTGATGTTTATGCGGCCGGAAGAGGTCGAATGCGTTCGCCGGATTATAGGGGACTACGCGCGGGGGGAGGATGCCGCCGAGCTTCAGAGCGAAAGCGCCAGACAGGCGCGCTTTCACGCAGACGCCATCGATCCGCAGAAAGGCAGCGCTACCGGCTATATCGCCAAATACATCTCGAAGAATATCGACGGCTATGCGCTGGATGGCGAGGCCGATAGCGAAAGCGGCGGGCTGCTGAAGGAGACGGCGTCCGCCGTGTCGGCCTGGGCGGGGCGCTGGCACATTCGCCAGTTTCAGTTTATCGGCGGGGCGCCGGTAACGGTCTACCGCGAGCTGCGCCGTCTGGCGGATACCGAGGCCGCGCGAGGGCTGAGCGTCGAGTTTGCCGCCGTCCATGACGCTGCCGATGCCGGGGACTGGGCGGGTTACGTCACCGCGCAGGGCGGGCCGTTTGTGCGTCGCGATGATTTACAGGTGCGCACGCTGTATGCCCCGCGCGCCGGGTTCAACCAGTACGGCGAGGAAACCGTCCGTATCCGCGGCGTGTACGATTCAGCCGTCGGCGCGGGCAGCCCAATTTTAACCCGACTCACCGAGTGGAAAATTGTGCCGAAGCGGGCCGTGGATCCTAAGGATGCACCTGTGCCTCCTCGGAGTTCTGTCAATAACTGTACGGTGAGCGATCTCTCTCAACCCCTTAACCGGCGTGCGAGACGGGCGTTAACCGAGCGCATCAAACGCATCCGGCCCGGCGCAGCGGCGCCCTTTGTCTACGAGCGGGATCCGCAGAACGGGGTTCCGGAGAGGGTGATTGACGAGATCCGGCTCGCCACCGGAATCGCCATCAGCCGGGGAGAGGCCCTGCATCTTATGGCGGGCGGCGTCAGCCGCTTTAACGACAGATGGTGCAGAGGCGCAGCTGATGGATCGCTCTTTCCGGCGGCGCGTTCTTATCAGGAAAAGGCGCGAAAAATCCTTGAACGTATTGGGCATTTAACGGAACTGCTCACCCGGCGGGTACGCTAATCTCCATCGATATCATGTACATACCGTGAAGGGTTCTGATTTTTCGCTTCACTCTTTTTATGAATACGTGATACTGTATGTTTATACAGTATCTCGTGGTGGAGGTTGTGTGGACAGAGAGTTGAACGAGCAGGTCATGATTGAACGCGTCGAGATGATTGCGCGACTCACGACAGAAGGAACGTGTCAGGAAAGAGATCGTGAAATTGCCCTGAATTTGATTGCTGAGATTGCGCGGGGAAATTTAATCAAGAACAACGCGTTTACCGTTGTTTTCTCGGCATCGCCTGTTCCGGAACGCATTAAAAAAGAGGGTAACGTTCGGGTGAACATTACCCTCGATAAAGATCGGCAGATTGGCCATGCCGTCGTCGAGGCCTTCCAGTGCGAACTGACCCGCAGAATACGGTCCCTGTTTCCGTCATCCCGGGTAAACGTGAAGTTAGGCTCGGTGACGGGAGTCGAGCTCCAGGGGCTTGAAAGAGAGGCCGATCGCGAGGCGCTGGACGCTATTCTCCGGGAAGTCTGGGAAGACGAGAGCTGGCGCTAGCCCCGGCTCATTACCCGACCCCACGCCCTCATTCAGATTTTGCGCTTCCGTTGAACCACGCGTCGCTGCTCGCGGACGGTCTGTTGTGTCCGCGTTTGCCCATCTCTCAGCGATAGCGAAAAGACCGCCGGCCCGGGAAACTCTACGGTACCTGGAAAACCGGATGTTGGGAGCGTCTGATGAAAATCTATGCAATGCAGGGGGACACGCTTGATGCCGTTTGCGCTCGCTTTTATGGGCGCACGGCTGGCGTCGTTGAAGCCGTTCTGAAGGCCAATTCTGGCCTCGCGGAGTTAGGCGTTATCTTGCCTCACGGCACGCCGGTAGAGATGCCGGAGGTGGATAGCGCCCCCACAAAAGAATCCGTAAACCTATGGGACTGAGCCTGGAGAAGATCACCACGTTTATCGCCTACTGGCTGGCCGTGGCGCTGGCCTGGTTCGGGGCGATGTCTCCTGAAAAAGTCGCGCTGTACGTAGGGAGCCTTTGCGCCATTTTTACCGCGCTGACGAATTACTGGTTTAAGCGAAAAACCTGGCGCTATCTCCAGTCTCTGGGCCTCGACAAGAAGAGCATTCGTGAACTCAATAATTAAGCGTTGCAGCGTCGCCGGCGTGCTGGCCCTGGCGGTGCTGATGCCTGACTTTCGGCTGCTGAAAACGTCCCCGGAGGGGCTGGCGTTGATTGCCGATCTCGAAGGATGTCGCCTCTCGCCTTACCGGTGCAGCGCCGGGGTCTGGACGTCAGGCATTGGCCACACGGCAAACGTCGTGCCGACGCGGGACATTACCGAGCGTGAGGCCGCGGTAAACCTGGTCGCTGACGTGCTCAACGTTGAGCGGCGGCTGGCGGCGTGCGCGCCGGTGGAGATGCCGCCCCGGGTCTACGACGCGCTGGTGAGTTTTACCTTTAATGTCGGCACGGGCGCCGCCTGCCGTTCGACCCTGGTGTCGTTTATTAAGCGTAAACAGTGGCCGCAGGCATGCGGCGAGCTTACCCGCTGGGTGTACGTCAACGGCGTCAAAAATACCGGGCTGGAAAACCGCCGCGTTCGCGAGAAGGCCTGGTGCATGAAGGGGCTGCCGTGAGGGTCCTCATGCTGATATTGGCCGGGCTGCTGGCCGTCACGCTGTGGCTTCGTCATGACAATCAGACCTTGTCCCGCTCCTTGGCCACCGCTAACCGGGTCGCCAGTGAGCAAAAAAACGCTCTCGCCGCGCTTAATCAACAGCTTTCCCTGGCACAGCGGATGGCCAGATCCAACGAAAACGCACAGGTGAGGCTCCGTGAGGCGCTGCTCGCTGCGGGTGAGGAGCAGGCGAAACGGGAAGCGACTATCGGGAGATTGCTCAATGAAAATGAAGCGTTACGCCGCTGGTATACCGCTCAGCTGCCTGATGCTGTCCGCAGGCTGCACACCCGCACCGCCTGCGCCTCCGCAGCACATTGTTTACAACGCCTGCCCGAAGGTGAGCCGCTGCCCGATGCCGGGAAGCGAACCCGCCACTAACGGCGATCTCAGCGCAGATATTCGCAGGCTTGAGTACGCCCTTATCGCCTGCGCGCTGCAGGTGGAAACCATTAAAGACTGTCAGGATAAACTCGATGCACAAACTCAAGAGCCTGCGTCAGGCATTAATTGACGCGATCCCCCAGCTGAATGCTCACCCGGAGCGCCTGCAGATGTCGGTCGGCAGCGGCAATATTGACGCCCGCCTGGCCTCCTCGCTCTCCTATGAAAAGCGCTATGCGCTAAACGCGAAGGTCAGCGGTTTCACCGGCGACAGCGAGGGGTTTTTCGTCCCGGTGCTGGCCTGGCTTCGGGAAAACCAGCCGGACATATTTACCCTCGATGAAGGACACAAAAACGGATACACCTTCGCGATCGTCCTGAACGATGACGATACGATGGACATCAGCATCAGCGTGCAGGTGACCGAGCGCATTCTCGTGTCCCAGGAGCAGAGCGCTCTGCACGCGACGTACTCCCCCGAACCGCCGCTGCCGGAGCCCGTCACGCGTCCGAAAGAGTTGTACATTAACGGCGAGCTCGTCAGCCGGTGGGAGGACTAACTTCCCCGCGCTGAAGGCCGCCTGCGGCCTGCTGTCTGGAGAGCTTGTTGTTTCATCCCGCAGAAAACCCCGTCTCGTTGCTGCCGTTCGCCCTGAACGGCATTCTCTTCTCATGAATACATTAACTTCCATGAACGGCATCGCTCGCGCGATCCGCAATCTGATTCGTATCGGTGTTGTGACCGATGTTGACCTCAACAGAGGGCTTTGTCGCGTCCAGACCGGCGGGATGAAAACCACCTGGCTGAACTGGCTAACCTGCCGCGCGGGACGTTCGCGCGTGTGGTGGGCCCCTTCCGAGGGCGAGCAGGTGCTGCTGCTGGCCATCGGCGGGGAGCTTGATACCGCCTTCGTGCTGCCCGGCATTTTCTCGGACGATCATCCGGCGCCGTCCGGGTCGGCTGACGCGCTCCACGTCTCGTTTCCGGACGGCGCGGTCATCGAGTACGAACCCGGGCGCGGGGCGCTGACGGTTTCAGGCATTAAAACGGCCGACGTTACCGCCTCTGAATCGCTGACCGCCACCGTGCCGGAGGTGCGGGTGACGTCAACGTCACGCATCACGCTGGATACGCCTGAAGTGGTGTGCACTAACAAGTTAATTACCGCCTCTCTTGAAGTGCAGAAGGGCGGTGTGATGGCCGGAAATATCGAGCATTCCGGCGGCAAATTCACCTCCAACGGGGTGCAGGTGGACAACCATGCGCACGGCGGCGTGCAAAGCGGCGGAAGCTGGACTAAGGGGACACAATGACGGTGCGTTACAGGGGAATGAACAGGCAGACCGGGCTTAGCATTACAGAGGCTGACCACATCCGGCAAAGCGTGCGCGACATTCTGGTCACGCCGATTGGCTCGCGAGTCATGCGCCGGGATTACGGCTCGCTGCTGGCGGCGATGATCGACAGGCCGCAGAGTCCGGCGCTGCGCCTGCAAATCATGGCCGCCTGTTATTCCGCCATCCAGAAATGGGAGCCGCGGATAAGCCTGACGGCCATCACCTTCGAGCGTTCGGAGAACGACGGGACGTTGTATGTCGATATCACCGGCACGCGCCCGACCTCCGGACAATCCTTTTCTATCACCATTTCACTGAGTTAAACGCTATGGCTATTGTTGATCTGAGCCAACTCGCCGCGCCTGATGTCGTGGAGGAGGTGGATTATGAAACGCTGTTGGCAGAACGAAAGGCCACCTTTGTCTCGCTCTATCCGGAAGAGGAGCGAGAGGCGATTGCACGGACGCTGACGCTGGAGTCGGAGCCGATTGTGAAGCTCCTGCAGGAGAACGCCTACCGGGAAGTTATCTGGCGCCAGCGCGTTAACGAGGCCGCCCGTGCGGTCATGCTGGCCTATGCCGCAGGCAGCGATCTGGACCAGATTGGGGCAAACGCTAATCTTGAGCGTCTGGTGATTACCCCTGCCGACGACACTACGTTCCCGCCCACGCCTGCCGTGATGGAGTCCGATACCGATTTTCGTCTGCGCATTCAGCAGGCGCCGGAAGGGCTGAGCGTGGCCGGCTCAACAGGGGCGTATCAGTTCCATGGCCGCAGCGCGGATGGCCGGGTAGCGGATATTTCTGTGATCAGCCCACAGCCGGCGAACGTCACGGTCTCCGTGCTCTCCCGGGAGAATAACGGCGTGGCGTCTGAGGAACTGCTCGCCGTTGTTCGCAATGCGCTGAACGATGAGGACGTCAGGCCCGTCGCCGACCGCGTGACCGTCCAGTCGGCCAGGATTGTCGACTACAGCATTGCCGCCTCGCTATTTCTCTTCCCCGGCCCTGAAAGTGAACCCGTGCTTAGCGCGGCAAGGGCCCGGCTACAGGCCTACATCACGGCCCAGCATCGGCTTGGACGCGATATCCGCAAGTCAGCCATTTACGCCGCACTTCACGTGGAAGGGGTGCAGCGGGTGGAGCTGACGGCCCCCGCGGCGGACATCGTGCTTGATGAAACTCAGGCCTCATGGTGCAGCAACTACAGCGTAACCGTGGGGGGAAACGATGAGTAATACCCGCCTTTTACCGGTTGGCTCATCGGCGCTTGAGGTCGCCGCGGCGCGGGCCTGTGCGGACATCGAAAACACGCCTGTTCCGCTGCGCCAACTCTGGAATGCGGATACCTGCCCGGCGAATCTGCTGCCCTGGCTGGCGTGGGCGTTTTCGGTTGACCGCTGGGATGAGAACTGGCCGGAGGCCACCAAGCGGGAGGTGATCCGCGCCGCGTGGTTTATTCATGCCCACAAGGGAACGATTGGCGCCGTGCGTCGCGTGGTGGAGCCGCTTGGCTATCTGATTAACGTTACCGAGTGGTGGCAAACCAACGATCCGCCCGGCACCTTCCGCCTTGATATCGGCGTGTTAGACACGGGCATCACCGAGGAAATGTATTACGAAATGGAGAGGCTTATCGCCGATGCGAAGCCTGCCAGCCGCCACCTTATTGGCCTGAATATCATCCAGGACATACCGGGTTATCTCTATACCGGCGCCCTGAGCTATGACGGCGACATCATCACGGTTTATCCCGGATAAGTGAGAGCACAATGACAGTGAAATATAAAACGGTTATCACCAAAGCCGGTGCCGAAAAACTGGCTGCAGCAACCGTCCCGAACGGTAAGAAAGTCAATTTTACGGCGATGGCGGTTGGCGACGGTGGCGGCACGTTGCCAACGCCAAACGCAAACCAGACGAAACTCATCAATGAAGTCTGGCGCCATGCGCTGAATAAAATCAGCCAGGACAAAAAGAATAAAAACTATGTCGTGGCGGAGCTGCTGATCCCTCCAGAGGTTGGCGGTTTCTGGATGCGCGAGATGGGGCTGTATGACGATGCCGGAACGCTGATTGCGGTCGGGAATATGGCTGAAAGCTATAAACCCACGCTGGCGGAGGGCTCGGGTCGCGCGCAGACATTGCGAATGGTCATCATGGTCAGCGATATCGCATCCGTCGAGCTGACGATTGACACCTCAACGGTTATGGCGACGCAGGATTATGTTGACGAGAAGCTGACGGAGCATGAGCAGTCGCGCCGCCATCCGGATGCGACTCTTGCTGCCAAGGGCTTTACGCAGCTCAGCAGCGCCATTGACAGTGCATCTGAGGTGCTCGCTGCAACGCCTAAAGCGGTAAAGGCAGCGTACGATCTGGCGAAAGGGAAATACGCGGCTCAGGACGCCACCACGGCGCAAAAGGGGATTGTCCAGCTTAGCAGCGCGACTGACAGTGTGTCTGAGGTGCTGGCGGCGACGCCGAAGGCGGTGAAAGTGGTTAACGATGACCTAAATGCGGTTAAAAAAACGCTTGGTACTGCAGCCGCTTCTGATGCAGCAACATCAGACACCGATACCATGCCTAAACGTCTGGTTCCAGTGGGCTGGATGGGATTGGGGGCGGTGTCGGGCGTGAGTTTTACTGATGCGAATCAGCCAAACTATAACTGTTATTTCCGCATGAATGCGCAGGGTTTACATGGCCCGGTAGCGGGCGTACCTGCAAACATCCATCAATTTCAGTATGACGCTAATGCAGGCCAGCAAATCGGCTACCGTGCCGGTGTGGTCAATGCTGCAATGTATCACCGTTCAAAAGTTAATGCCGCGTGGGGAAACTGGTTACAAGTTTTTGATACTGAGCATCCGCCCACGCCTGAGCAGGTTGGGGCATTTCCAAACTCAGGCAGTCTTTTAAATAGTATTTTTGATATCACATCAAGCAATGTATATGCAGCGATGGGTACAGGTACGTCAGTGCCTACTTCCGGGATGCCTGAAAACTCGGGAAATACACGCTTCGCAGTATTTGCGACCATGGTTTATACAGGTCAGTATTGGGTTACGCTTATTTCACGTGACCAGAACTACACCGGTCTGGTTAATACCGCCTTAAAATCTGCTTCATGGACACAGGTCTTTAACACTGCAAATAAACCCACTGCGTCAGATGTGGATGCTGTTTCTGCGAGTAATGGTGGAACCTTTAAAAAAGAAGTTTCATTCCAGGCCGGTTTTAACGTCCGAAGTTCAACCGGTATTTACGGTGGTAATGACTCGGCAGGTTTTACCAGTAACAACCTTCTACTCAAATCATGGTATGGCATCGGATTTTACTGCACGCTGCCGGATAGCGAAGGGGTGACGGGGTATATTAACACCCGTATCGGTCAGCTCGAAATGAAAGGCCAGGTTATTCCTGGCAATTATTCGAATTTCGACGGACGTTACTATACCAAAACGTCTGCAGATGAAAGGTATCAGCTAAAAGGAAATTACACCCCCGCTGGTCAGGCTTATACCAAGGCAGAAAGCGATGGACGTTTCCAGAAAATAAATGCCGCCTCTAAATCAGCTAATGGCTGGTTTAAAGATACAAATACAGGATTGATTATTCAGTGGGGATCAGGTTCGTCTCTCAATATTGCATTCTCGTTACCCATTGCGTTTCCTAATGCGTGCCTCTCAACGCAGATAACGGATCGCGGGAACGGTAAAAAGGCTTTTTCTGGCATGGCATCGAAAACCTATTTAACTGTTTGGGGTGATGCCTCGAATCCAACCTATTCATGGCTTGCTGTAGGATATTGATATGAGCGATATTTATTTTTATAGTATTGAAAGTAACGCTTTTTATGCGGGTTCAATGCGGGAAGTTTACAAGTCCGCGGGTAGTTGGCCAGAGGATGCCATCGAAATCAATGAAACACTGTATCAGAACTTACTTAAGGGACAGGAAGAAGGGAGGGTTATTACTCCTGACGCATCAGGTCAACCACAACTTTCCGAGCCTCCTAAGCCATCCCCAGAAGAATTAATGGCGCAGAAAGAGAGAATTCGAGCAGAACTATTCAAAGAGGCTAACACCAGAATCACACCATTACAGGATGCTGATGAGCTTGGAATTGCCTCTGCGGATGAGAAGGAAATGCTCACCTGCTGGAAGCGTTATCGCGTAATGTTAAACAGACTGGATCTCAGCAAAGCGCCAGACATTCAATGGCCTGAAAAACCGCAATAACCCAAGCCCTCCTCGCGGAGGGTTTTTCGTTTGTTGTGTAATCCTTTCCCCAACCCCAATACGTCGCATCAATCACGCACTCCACAGACAATAGCCTCACCACTAAACGAAGGAGTTAACCGGATGGGCGACTATCACCACGGCGTGGAAGTCATCGAAATCAACGATGGCACGCGCACCATTTCCACCGTCTCGACGGCAATCATCGGCATGGTCTGTACGGCCAGCGATGCTGACGACAAGACATTTCCGCTAAACGAGCCTGTGCTCATTACCAACGTGCAAAACGCGATTGCGAAAGCCGGCAAGGCGGGAACGCTGTCTGCTTCTCTGCAGGCGATCGCTGACCAGTGCAAACCGGTAGTCGTGGTTGTGCGCGTTGCCGAAGGTATCGACGACCCGGAAGATCCGGAGGCGGCACAGAAAGGGACTCTCTCTAACATCATCGGTACCACCGACGAAAACGGCAAATACACCGGCCTGAAGGCGCTTCTGACCGCGAAAACGGTAACCGGCGTGAAGCCGCGCATTCTCGGCGTGCCGGGGCTGGATTCGCTGGAAGTGGCGACCGCGCTGGCAGCGACGTGCCAGAGTCTGCGCGCGTTTGGCTACGTCAGCGCATGGGGCTGTAAAACGATTCCTGAGGCAATCAACTACCGCAAAAACTTCAGCCAGCGCGAGCTGATGGTTATCCACCCTGATTTTCTGGCATGGGATACCACCACGAACGCAACGACAACGGCCTGGGCTACCGCCCGTGCGCTTGGCCTGCGCGCCAAAATCGACCAGACCATGGGCTGGCATAAAACCCTGTCAAACGTTGGCGTCAACGGCGTCACTGGAGTAAGCGCCTCTGTCTCATGGGATCTTCAGGAGCAGGCCACCGATGCGAACCTGCTTAACCAGGCTGGCGTCACCACGCTGATTCGCAACGACGGCTTCAAATTCTGGGGTAACCGTACCTGCTCAGACGACCCGTTATTCGTCTTTGAAAACTACACCCGTACCGCACAGGTGCTGGCCGATACCATGGCAGAAGCGCATGCGTGGGCGATGGATAAACCTATCACCCCAACGCTTATCCGCGACATCGTTTCCGGTATTAACGCCAAGTTCCGCGAGCTGAAAACCAACGGCTATATCGTCGACGGCACCTGCTGGTATGACCCTGAATCGAACGATGCATCCACCCTGAAAGCGGGGAAACTGTATATCGATTACGACTACACCCCTGTCCCGCCGCTGGAAAACCTGACCCTGCGCCAGCGCATCACCGATACCTATCTGGCAGATCTGTCAGATTCGGTTAATAGCTAAGGAGCTGAAGCATGGCGTTACCACGCAAACTTAAATACCTGAATATGTTCAACGATGGCCTGAGCTATATGGGCGTTGTTGAGTCTGTCACCTTACCGAAGCTCACCCGCAAGCTGGAGAAGTATCGCGGCGGCGGTATGCCTGGCTCGGTCTCTATCGACCTCGGCCTGGACGATGATGCCCTGGCGCTGGAGTGGACCATTGGCGGTCTGCCGGACGTGGCGCTGTGGGCGCAGTATGCCTCTCCGGGCGCGGACAGCGTGCCTCTGCGCTTTACCGGCTCTTTCCAGCGCGACGACACCGGCGAAATCTCCGCCGTCGAGATCGTGATGCGCGGCCGTCACAAAGAGTTTGATGGCGGTGAAAACAAGCAGGGCGAGAGCGGCACCACCAAAATGTCCACCGAGTGCGCTTACTACCAGCTGACCATCGATGGCAAAGAGATCGTCGAAATCGACATCATCAACATGGTGCTGAAAGTCGACGGCGTCGATCGTCTGGCGGAACACCGTAAGGCGATTGGCCTGTAACCCTTTAACCGGCCGGAACTGCCGGCCGGTAAGTTAACTTTCTGAAGAGTAACGAAATGGACAACATCAACGAGACTGCCATGAACGAAAGTGAAAACCCACATATCGTCACGCTGGATAGCCCCGTTCTGCGCGGCGAGCAAAAAATCGACAAGGTGACCGTCGCCAAACCCAATGCGGGAACCCTGCGCGGGGTATCGCTGGCGTCGCTGGCGCAATCTGACGTCGATGCGCTGATTAAGGTGCTGCCGCGAATGACCTCGCCGGCGCTGACCGAGCATGAGGTTGCGCGCCTGGATGCCTGCGATCTGCTCTCTTTTGCAGGTAAGGTGATCGGTTTTTTGTCACCGGCTTCGGCTCGCTGAAATTTCCCGAAAAACTGTCGGTCGACGATCTGATGGCGGATATCGCGGTGATCTTTCACTGGCCGCCGTCAGAGCTGTACTCCATGAGCGTGACCGAACTCCTCTTATGGCGCGAAAAAGCGCTGCAGCGAAGCGGAAACCACCATGAGTAATAATGTCAGTCTTCAGGAGCTGCTTAAGGCAGTCGACCGGGCAACCCGACCGCTTAACGCTCTCCATAACGCCAGCCTCACTCTCGCGAGCGATATCCGCGATTCTCAGACGGCGCTGGGGGCGCTCGATGAGCAGGCGGGGCGTATTGACGGCTTCAGGAAAGCAAATATCCAGCTCACCGTGACGGAGCAGTCGCTTGCCCTGGCGAAACAGCAGGCAGCGGCGCTGGCGGTGCAGTTTAAGAACACGCAAAACCCCACCCAGGCCCAGGCCGATGCGTTGTCCGCAGCCCGAAAATCGGCAGCCGACCTTAAGCTTGAGTACAACAGCCTGCGCTACGCGGTGCAGCGCCAGCGCGCTGAACTCGCCCAGGCGGGAATAAACACGCGCACGCTCTCGTCGGATGAGCGTCGTTTACGCACCCACATCAGCGATAAAACGCTGCAGCTTAACCGACAGCGTGATGCGCTGGCCCGCGTCAACCAGCAGCAGGAGCGGCTGAGTACCGTTCAGAATCGCTATGAGTCAGGCAAACGCGTTGCCGCACGGGTGCATCAGCTGGCTAATGCGGGCGTGGGCATGGCCAAAGCGGGCTTTGACCAGACGGCCCGGTTTATGGCCCCCGGCATCAGTTTTGAAAAGCAGATGTCGGCCATACAGGCAAGCCTTGGCCTGGAGAAGGGCGACGCCCGGCTTGAGGCCATTCGCCAGCAGGCGCGGGAGGTTAGCGTCAGTGCCGGCATCCCTGCGGATACGGTCGTTCGGGCTCAGAACGCGCTGGCCCGCTCAGGCTATGATGCCGATGGGCTGCTTGCGGCCACCGCGCCAGCGGTCAACCTCAGCCTGGCGGGGAACGTCGACGCGGCCAAAGCGGCCGATACGATCGCCAGCACGCAGGCCGCGTATCGCCTGGCGAATTCGGATGCGGGGCGCATCGCAGACGTGCTTACGCGCGGTTTTACCTCTTCAAATACCACCCTCGCTGAGATGGAGGCCGCCATCACCTCCGCCGCGCCCGCTGCGGATGCTTCCGGTCTGGGGCTTGAAGAGACCACCGCGCTGCTTGGCGTTCTGGCGGAAAAAGGGATGAAAGGTGCCGCCGCCGGGGACGCGCTCAGCGCGATGCTGCGCCATGTTCAGACTCCGGATGCCATAAAAGCCGCGGGGGTGCTGGCTTCCGCTTCGGGTGATGGATCGCTTGATGAAAAACGCCAGCAGCTGCAAGGAGCAAAGGGCAGTACCGCACTCGCGGCTTCCGTTCAGACCGATAATCTTGACGGCGACATCAGCCGGTTCCAGGCCGCGCTGAACGGGTTAAAGATTGATGTATTTGATAAATCGGATGGTGCTTTGCGCAATCTGACTACTACAGCAACGGGATGGGTCGGCACGCTTTCGCTTTGGGTAAACGCTAACCCTGAGCTGACGCAAACCCTGGTTAGCGTGATTATCGGCGCACAGGCATTTGCCGGCGTACTGGGCACCTTAGGGATGGTCGTCGCGCCGGTGTTGTCTGGCCTGAATCTGGTCATAGCCGCCGCAGGAATGTTGGGAACGGTATTCAGCGTGGTGGGCGGTGCCATCATGACGGTGCTGGGCGCCCTTAGCTGGCCGGTTATTGCCCTTGGCGCGGCAATTGCCGCCGGTGCTTTGCTGATTTTTAAATACTGGGAGCCCATCAGCGCCTTCTTTGGCGGAGTGATTGAGGGGCTTTCTGCGGCCTTCGCGCCGCTGGGCGAGCTATTCGCTCCGCTGTTACAGGCCTTTGGTTTCATTTCAGAAAAACTGGGCGGGATCTGGCAGTGGTTTACCGATCTGATTGCGCCGATTAAGGCAACGCAGGAAACGCTCGACAGCTGCAAAAATGTCGGCGTGGCGTTCGGTCAGGCGCTGGGCGATGCGCTAATGGCGCCGCTTAATCTCTTTAACAGCCTGAGCGGCAAGGCCAGCTGGCTGCTGGAGAAGCTCGGCGTCATAAAAAAAGAGTCGGGCAATATCGACTCGGCTGTGCCGAAAGAAGGCACATCCTCTGCTGACGCCGGCAGTGCCTGGGACCTGGAGCCACCTGTTTATAGCGGCTTCATGGGATACCAGCCCACGGCTGCCGCGGGAGGGCGTTCTTACGTCGATCAGAGTAAAAGCGAATACAACATCACGCTGCAGGGGAGCACGGCCTCCGGAATGGATCTGACTCGTCAGATCCGGGAGGCAATAGAGAGCAGTGAACAGGATAAAGCGAGACGGCAGCAATCCAGCTTTTTGTATGGTTGAGGAGAGAGAAAATGTTAATGGTGCTGGGTCTGTTTGTCTTTGAACGACGAACCTTACCGTATCAGTCAATGCAATTTTCAAAGGACTACCGCTGGGTGTCCAACGATCGCATCGGAAAAACCAAAGCCTGGCAGTATCTTGGCGAAGGTGAGACTTCTCATTTGCTCACAGGGACGCTCTATCCGGAAATCACCGGCGGGCGACTCTCCCTGAAGGCGATCGAGCTGATGGCGAATGAAGGACGGGCGTGGCCGTTGATAGACGGCACCGGCATCATTCACGGCATGTTTGTCATTGAGAAAGTCACGCATACGCACACGGATTTTTACAGCGATGGTGCCGCCCGAAAAATCGAGTTTACCCTGTCGCTAAAACGCGTGGACGAATCGCTGATGACGATGTTTGGCGACCTGAGAACGCAGGCCTCAGAGCTGGTGGAAAGCGCACGTAATAGCATTGGAGGGCTGGCGGGATGATCGCTGAAATGAATATCCGGGCGGGTGGGAAAATCGCCCCTGATTTTATGCTTAAGCTTAACGATCGCGATATCACGCAAAATTTCAGCCATCGTCTAATCAGTTTGACCATGACCGACAAGCGCGGGCTGGAGGCCGATCAGCTGGATATTCAACTGGATGATTCCGACGGGCTGTTAGACCTGCCTGCCCGGGGGGCAACGCTCTCCTTATGGCTGGGATGGGAGGGTACCCCGCTCGAGCAGAAAGGGAACTTTACGATCGATACCATTGAGTTTCGGGGCGCGCCGGACACGCTGACCATTCGGGGATGCAGCGCGGATTTTCGCGGAAAGCTAAACGTGCGGCGCGAGCAGTCGTGGCATGACACGACAATCGGCGCGATCGTGAATACCATTGCTCAGCGCAACCAGTTGACCGCCAGCGTCGCGGCAGAACTTTCATCCATTGCTATTTCGCATATCGATCAGTCTCAGGAGACTGACGCGGCGTTTCTCACCCGCCTGGCCGAACGCAACGGTGCCTTTGTTTCAATTAAAGCCGGCAAGGTTATTTTTATGAAAGCGGGCCAGGCCGTGACGGCTGGCGGCACCTCGATTCCCTTGATGATGATTGAACGTGGGGATGGCGATAAGCATCTTTTTTCCGTCGCGGACCGTGAAAATTACTCCGGCGTGACGGCCAAATGGCTGCAAACGCGCGACCCAAAAAAGCAAAATGCTCAATTGAGTATTAATCGTTTACCTGAGGGGCAGGCGACAGAGGGGCTGCAGCACCCGGATGCCGCCGCGCCGATTGCGGGAGCAGGGGGCAAGGAGCAGAAGCCGCAAGAGATGCTGGTGGGATCGGCGGAAAACGTATTTGAGCTCACCACGGTGTATGCCTCTGAAGAGCAGGCGCTGAGGGCTGCGGAGGCGAAGTGGCGTGCGCTTCAGCGCGGTACCGTGAATTTTTCCATCCAGCTGGCGCTGGGACGCGCCGATCTGTTCCCCGAAACGCCGGTGCTGGTAAACGGCTTTAAACGCGTCATTGACGAGCAGGGCTGGATCATCAGCGAGGTGGTCCATGCCCTCAGCGGGAGTGGATATACCACGAAGCTGAACCTTGAGCGTAACGTCACCGACGAAAAATTTGCTGTCGACAGTGAGTAATTCATTTGCCTTTACGTTGTTTTTGAGTATTATTAATTCACAAAATGTGAATTAAACGGAGGGGTACATGTTTCATTGTCCTAAGTGCAAGCATTCAGCGCATGCGCGTACCAGTCGCTACTTAAGTGAAAATACCAAAGAGCGGTATCACCAGTGCACCAATGTGGACTGCAGCTGTACGTTCGTGACGATGGAGTCCGTGGAGCGTCTGATTGCGATCCCTGGCGACGCTGGCAAAGCCCGAACGGCTTCGCGACCAGCTGTTTAA